ACCGTGTGGAAGCGTTAGCTGCAGAGCCGGAAGACTCATCAGCAACCCTAAACTGTCCGGACGCGTTGGAGCCCGTATTATTGGAAAACTCCCAGTTGAATACCATTGTGTCCGCTTGAAGTACTTCGCCGGTCATCGAGGAGCTAACAAACGGGAACGCGTAATAATGGGGATTCAAGCTGCCATAGTTTTGGGTATCATAGGCGTGGCCTGCGAGGGTCTTGTCGTCAAGATAGTCTAGCCAATAACGGCATGCATCAATCTTAACATCAGATGCCTGGAGAAGAGTGCCAGTGAAATTGGTTTTGTGGGCGCCCACGTACACGCGCTTACTACCACTAACAAAGCCAGCAGCAGGAGAGGCAATCGTGCCACTCACTGTGAATTCGTTTTGGATGATGCCGGCATCGAGTTGAACACCGTGTAGTTCCACGGTATAGTTGTCGGAATAACCGGTGACGGAACCGGCCCATGGATATTGTTCCGGCTTGATCCTAACCGCAAGATTCCAGTGAGTGTTATTATATACGTCCTCAAATAGTGGGGACTGAAGTTCTGGAACGAAACCTCCATAAGTACCAGTTAGAGTGAAGCGAGCGTTGTCGGATGTAATTTCGTCTCGGGCTGCATACACCTGAAAGTTGGATGCGTCTCGGACAAAGTCCCATGATGTATCGGCTTCATTGTCCACAGCGCCGTGAACGCCGAAAAGAGATGAGCTGATTACATTAGTATCAACATAGGTTGCTGAGTTCTCGTCTGGCTTGAGTGGGAAAAGTACGTCTACCTCAAGCGTCGTCGCGTAGCCACCAGTTAGTTCAGTATTTCCAGGTAGATAGCCGGAAGTATTGGTGGTGTCGCCGGGATCTTGGAACTGGAAGACAGTCGCTTGAGAGTTGTCCGCTGTATTAAAGTCTATGAATTTTTCAGCAACCGAAACAATTCGACGATTATCCCTTATATCGTATTCCAGATTGCCGGCGTACGCGTTTAGCTTAACAAGCTCATCGTCGATGCCAAAACATCGAATCATATTGCGGAAAGCCTTTTCAGTGCCCTTAGACTTGTAGATATAAACTAAGTTGTTGTAAATATTCTGATATATGGTGTTTTTGATGTCTGTCAGAGACTTTTCATAGAGCCGATCTTCGCTTCTGTCTGCCAGCTTTTCTAATACATCCGCGTCTAAGAACAGGTTGGGGGCGAAAAGCCCTTGAGACGCCAAGCGGCGGTCTGCGAAAGGATAGGGCTTGGAGCTACCAGATACATAATCTACATTCTGAATCTTACTCAAGGATTCAACCTGCAGATGCAATGTGTCGAAGTAGCTTGATAGAATCTGTGTGAGATGTTTGATTTCCGACTGACCTTCGAGGTCTTCGTCGACCATCCACGACGGAATGGTATTATAAATCGATGCGTTGTTGTTGACATCGTAGTTAGAACCACTGATTTGTAACCGGGTGGAAAGCGACTCAACTGCAGGATGGAATGAATAAATAATTGGATCTTTGAACTCTTTAATAGCCGCAGAAGATTCTACGATAGCCGAGCCAGTTGATCTTGACGCGACTGTATAGCCAGTCCAGGCGCCGTTAGTAATTCTACCAGAGAAGTCTAAAACGACCGAGTCTGTTGCGGTAACGCCGGTGATTCCTTCATTAAATTTGTAGTAGACGCCTAAATTGGTGTTAATAGTCTCGGTGGACTCCACATATGGGGTTGGGTCATCATTTGTGCCGCCGCCGACCTGTGTAAACCAATATCGACCGACGTCTTTGTGGGTGCGTTCCGTCTTCCAATAACGGAATTCATCTAGCGAAGCAGATAATTTACCGGCAGATGCAGCCGCGCTCGAGCCACTTGGGGANGTGATCAAAGCTCCTATACGCGCTTGGAGGGCTCCCGTAACCTCATTCAGTCCTACAGCTAGTCCATGGGTGGTGACGTCGGGCCCGTAGTCCAAGGTCGTAAGGGCGGTTGTCTTGCTAAGATTCCCATCGACATAAAAATTAACGTCAACTCCCGTTGAAGTCGACGCTGACATGAAGGTAAAGGCATAGTGATGCCATGTGTTGTCCGCGACCGAAGCCGTTGTTAGTGTAGCCGGGCAGACGGAGGCTGTCGCAATTCCAACATTACCGGAAAATAGGGTAACTATAAAGGGATCGGCGCCTTCTTCCGCAGGTCCGGAGGCTGAGAGTTCAACAGTAAGACGACCATAATCATCGGTTTCTTCTGTGCCTCCGTTGTACAAGTCATAAATGACCTCTTTCCATGTCTTGCTAGTATCGAAAGCTGCTTTTTTAAGCCAAAACTCGACCGAAACACCCTTATTTTGTAGGTCATATTGAAGATTGTTCTCTCGATTCTTAGCTGTTTCGTAATAGTTAGAGCCCGTAAATTGAGTTGAATATGGAATCATCCCGTCGGGGTTGGGATGTGGACCACCCTTGAGGGCAATATGTTCTACAGTGGTTGGGAGCCCGTAGCCGTCACTGGTGAGGGAGCCGTCTAAGGAGCCCCAACCAGAAGGAGAAAACAAAATATATCCATTTGTCCGCGGGTATTCTTTGTCAAAGATGTGCAGATCCAGATAAGTGGACTCATTCTCCCACTTTACCCTCTCCTCAAGCGATCCATCGTACGGATATTCATCATAAATCCGCTTCAGAGATTGGCTATAATACTCTTCGGCCAGTCCATAACGTGCAAAAGTCCCAGGCAGAGTATAATCCACCTGGGGGATGAAGCGCTCTTCACGAACTATGTCCTGCTCATGGTAGCCAACTGACTCTACTTCAGCGCCTATCTCTTCGGCTGATTTGTTGGCTAGGGCTTGAATAGTTGTGGCTTTATTGAAATAGTCCTTAAAACTCATATCCTAATTATTCTTCAACTCTAAATTTGAATGTTTGGGGCTGTTCCTGCCATGCTCCTATGCTATCATTATAATAAGATAATTTAAGATCGTACATGTAGCCACCTTCAAGCAACGACATGTCGAGATCAAAATAATTTCCATCTTTGTCATACGAAAGATAGGTGCTATTCTCAGATCCAGTACCATATGTAATCGCCGGGTAGTTATCGGTCACTCGGTTAATAGCGTAAGAAGCGCTTGTAATAATTTCAGTGGGATTATTGGCTGTGGCTTTTACATAAATGGTGGGATTCCAGTTCTTGCTGCGTACGAAAAACCTAAATCGTGAAGTGTCTGTTCTTGAGTAGGACTTTCTAAGGTTAGTGCAAGAAGTAACCCTATCAAAAGTAGGGGCAGCATCATAAGTGGGCATAAGCGCTGGATAAATAGAGCCCGTAAAGAACTGGGTGCCTGCATCGTCGTGCCACACATCATGTATTGCCAGTAGTGGCGTTGCAGCAGCAGTGACCGGCATGACACATTTATAAATGCCCGGGCTGACATATGCCCCTGTGACGTTAAGGTCTGCGTTGGCAACAACTCCGCCGCCGGGCGGAAGCTCAAGCCGCGAACCGGTCGGAGCAGCCGCGGAACTTGAATAAAATGAAACATAAATAGGGTTCGCGCCAATTGAAGGAATGTTGACAAGGCGGCCGCGAATATAATTATAAAAGTAGAGAGTGTTTAAGTTGTCGACAGCCGGGGCGAGGGAGCTAGAGTAATAAAAATTTTCTCTGTTATCCTCTATTCGAGAATCCCAGCGCGCTTCTAGAACGGGGCGCTTATAAAAGTATTCACTTGATCGAGAAAAGAACTTCTTGGTGTAATAAGACTGGGTAGCACCTTGGGGATTGTGAATAGACACGGCAGTATTTACAGGTGGCGCTGCAGAACTAGAAAAATAGCCTTCCTGGCTAGCCGTTAAGTGGATTCCAAATCCACAGTTTTTTATAACGCCGATTCCTGCCGGCGTATCAAGGTATTTAACCCACTCTTCTACAACATGGCTAACGTCGAGTTCGAGGTTTTCATATCCAAGCGGAAAAGCCACATTATAATTGGAAGCAGTCAGATAGTCGCCACCAATAGTAGTCCAGGGCGTACCACTTGAAGCGTTAATCCAATTCGCAGATCCAATATCTTGGTATTCATCCATGTCTAGTCCGCTGCCTTCGGTCCAAGATCGTGACACCGGAACTACCATTAGATTAAAATCTTGAGGGAGAGTGAAGGGAGTCGCGGCATTCTGCATCTTAAGATAAAAAGAAACGCTTCCCGACGCTGGTATCTTGCCGGCCGTTCGTTCTGTTTCGATGGTTCGGACCGGAAACTGAACTAACATTCGTGACAACTCTTGCGTTTGTCCTGCAGCAGAGCCAGAAGATTGTCCATAGATAGAGAACACCTCCAGCGAATCCGCATAGCCCATATTGGAGCCAGTACCTCTCATGGTGAGCCCTGCTTCAAAAGCGCTTACTATAGTAGTGTCAGCGCTGGCTGTGTAACGAGCGATTGCCATTATTTCACAGTCCCTTGAATATCCACGTTGGGAAATTTAAGCTCAAATACCATAGTTTCGGCAGCCATAATTCGACTTCCGTTGGCGGACAGGTTGCTCTGGAAATCATAGTTACTCTCAGAATAGTTTCCGCCCTGCTTCTCAACGATCTGGACGTCATAGACATCCAGGATTCCGGGTACTTTCATTAGCTCTCTGTACACATCAGTTATTAGAATGGACTCTCCGATGTCGAAAGGAAGTGATGAATAGTATGCAGATAGTTGGCTATTCGCGCGACTGATCACAGTATAGCGGTTTGCGTTGGACTCTAGAGTTACTTGATACTTTATCCCAAAGTTCACAATTTCAGCATCTAGAATATCAACCGTATCGTTGATCATCTTATACTGCATAATCCAGTTTTTAATATTGTTCTTTAATGTTGAGTTCGCAGCAACTAATTTGCCGCTAGTATTTGTAGACATAACATACATATTGAGATTTCTCTTGAACTCGTCAAAGTCTCTAACGATGGCTGCGCGATGGATAGCACCAAATTTTCCAGGCATGCCATATACTATTGCCTGATAATCCTGAGCCGTCACAGCCCGGTTTTGTGTAGCAAAGTATGCTTGTGTGCGTTTTTTGATTTCCTCAGAGGAGGGGAGACTCACATTTCCAACAAATGGGACCTCATTGGTTACTTCCATTGAAGACATCGTTGTGGAACGAATCGAGGAAACTAGCGCCCCCTCGTTGGCAAACTTAAAAGTAGGTGAGGTTACTCGCGTAATACTGTTAACTGCCGCGTTAGCATCGCGCGTAGTGTTCACCCGGTAAGTAATTCTTAAACGAGTGTTTGATGGCGCAATACCAAACTTGTCAGTGCTGATGAGCTGAGTGGGATCGAAGTCTAACTCTGTGATGTAGTTGCGACCATTCAAATCTAGCATCAAATGTGTGGGGTCCATAACAGGGTCACTCAGCAACTCAGAGTCAGAACCATAACCAAACTGGAGGTATGATTGAGTACTTGTTTGCTCCAGAACAAATCGGCGCGCCACAGGAACGGCTTTCAGGATACTTGGTACCGACGAGCGGTTTGCATCTGAATTGCGTACCGCTTTATAAATAATGTTCTGCGAAAGATTATCTACTTGATAATACTCGTGGCCTTCTGTGTCCACCACCGAGAGGATCTCGGTCACATTCGGATTGTTCAGTGGAATTTGTAGAAATCTCTGGAAGTCTGATACTGTTGATTCCTGGATTTGTGTCTGTCCGGAAATAGCACGGCCGAGGGCACGAATAATATAGGTAGTTGCGGCGCCCGTATTAGCGTCTGCAGTGCCTACCACCACTTGATTAGAGATAGCGCCAAAATTCACATCTTCCATAAGAGTATAGCTGCCGCCGCCTGTAGAACTACAAGTACTCCCGGCGCGAAGGACAGGAGCATAATTAAGATCGGGTCCCCCACCTGAACCAGCAGCCGGAACACTTATATAGAAGGTAAGAGTGCCAAAAGAGGCGGGACTGGCAGGCAAGCGGAAGCCAAACTGGCGGGCATGTCGAACGACATTGCTATATTCGATCGCTGAATCAAGGAAGCTCTCGTTTGCTTGATAGTCCGTATAGAAGGAGAGGATATCTCCAACATAGGAAACGGTGTCCAGCATCAAAGACCCGAAGGAGGCCTCGGAGAAGTCCTTGTATGTATCGGGGTAATACTGTTTCGCGTAATTTAAAAGATCATTCCTGATCGAAGAGAAATCGCGACTGGTGTAATCTATTGCTGGTAGTTTCTTTGCCATTGCGTAAAGGTCCGTTATTAATTAGTTATCAAAATCAATTTGAATCGATGTAGAAGTCCCTAAAGGAATAATTGTAAAATGTATTTGTATATTTAGCTGGTGCGGGAACAGATCAGGATTGTTTTCGGGTGCCGTAAAATCAATCTTGTTAAGCTGAATAAAATCCATATATGTTTTTGTCTGAGTTAAAATACGATTGTTTATCTCCGTGTGAAGATCTGATCCGGGCATCTCAAACAGATACCTTTTAAGTCCCACTCCAAAATCTGGGTTCATTATTCTCTCGCCCGGAACGGTAAGCAGAAGCATCTTAAAGTTTTGCTTCACCAGTTCTACATAACTGGTAATCATTCCATATGGTCCGTAGGTATCATCAAGGCGTAAAGGTAGGCGGGGGGCTAAGGCAGATGGCATAGTATTTTTTCCTCTCTATAATTAACACTCACTTGAACTTTCTCCATCAGAAACATTTTGAGTTCCAGCTTCATCGTCCGGAGTCAAAGCGTCTTCCAGCTCATTCTTGAGGAGCATTAACAGAAGATAGACGACTCCAAAGGGGCCCGGGGGCAACATAAGGAGCCCCAAGAAGGTGCCGGTAAAATCTACTCCCTTAATGGTAATCTTGGGGAAGAAGTTATCCTTGACTGCATCTGGTACATTGTTTCTAGGGTCGCGGGGGTCCTTGTCGCCTTGCACATATTTGAGTCCTTCCCATCCGGGGCGCACAACGACTTCTTCTCCCGAACCAAAAGGATATT